CTCGCATCGAAGAACTTACTCACGGTAATAAGAAGAAAGCAGATAGGATTGTTTGGTCACTACAGGGTCGCTTTGAACACGGTAGGATTGTGTTAAACGAAGGGGATTGGAATAACAAGTTTGTTGATCAATTGATGCAATTCCCTGATCCTAAGACGCATGATGACTTAATTGATGCGTTGAGTTACATAGACCAGATTCAAGTAGCAGATTGGAATCAGAATCTGGATGAAGAAGACTACGAAGTCCTAGACTCTACAATAGGTTGGTGACAATGAAATTTGAATCTGAAATCACTCCACAGGATGCGTTAGTAGCGTTTGTTACTGATCGCTGTAATGATTGGAGGAACTATAGAGATGAGAACTTCCTTGAGCGTTGGGATGAATACGAACGTCTATGGCGTGGCTTATGGGCTGATGAAGATAAGACTAGGAACACTGAACGCTCTAAACTGATTTCACCAGCACTGCAACAAGCAGTGGATAACAAACAAGCTGATCTTGAAGAAGCTGTATTCGCTAAAGGTATGTTCTTTGACATCAATGATGATGTTAATGATAAAGATAAAGTAGATGTAGAGAATATGAAGTCTTTGTTAGCTGAAGACTTTAAGAAAGATAAGGTACGTAAGCAGATTGGTCAAGTAATGACCTTAGCTGAGATCTACGGTACTGGTATCGGTGAACTGATTGTAAAACAAAAGAAGAGCCTAGCACCAGCAACACAGCCTACAGCACAGCCTGGATTGGCTATGATTGGTGTAAACACTAACTATCGTGTGTCCGTAGACTTAAAACCAATCAATCCGCGTAACTTCCTTATTGATCCTAACGCAACTACCGTTGATGATGCAATGGGTTGTGCTATTGAAGAATATGTCGGAAGACATGCAGTCATCAAAGGTATGGAAGATGGTGTCTATAAGAAGGTTAATCTAGGTGATGCCTCATTAGATACAGACTTAGAACCTACTCAGGATCTGACATACTACCAACAAGATAAAGTATTACTACTTAGATACTATGGATTAGTACCTAAGAAGTTGTTAGACAACCCTGAAGATACAACCGTTGCTGATGAAGAACTATATTCAGAGATGGTTGAGGCTTTGATTGTCATTGCTAATGGTGAAGTTCTTCTAAAGAGTGAAGAAAACCCATTCATGATGCAAGACAGACCTGTTGTAGCCTACCAAGCTGATACCGTTCCTGGTCGTTTCTGGGGCCGTGGAACAGCTGAGAAAGCCTACAACATGCAAAAGGCTGTTGATGCACAGATTCGTAGTCATGTAGACTCTTTAGGGCTTACAGCAGCTCCTATGATGGCTATTGATGCCTCTAGATTACCTCGTGGACAGAAGTTTGAGATCAAACCAGGGAAGAATATCCTTGTCAATGGTAACCCGCAAGAAATCTTACAACCATTTAAGTTCGGTGTAACAGACAAATCAAACATCGAAACAGCTCAGATCTTTGAAAGAATGATGCTACAAGCCACTGGAACCCTTGATACGGCTAATTTACCTGCTCAGGTTAGTGGTGGTGATGCAGCTGCTGCTGGTTTAGCAATGGCTGTTAGCGGTATCATCAAGAAGAATAAGCGTTCATTGGTTAATTTCCAAGAAGATTTCCTTATTCCGTTCGTTCAAAAGGCTGCATGGCGGTATATGCAGTTCTCTCCAGAGCGTTATCCTGTAAAAGACTTTGAATTTATACCTACAGGTACGCTAGGCATGGTTGCTAGAGAGTTTGAACAGGCTCAAATGATGGCAATGATGTCTACTTTAGGTCCAAATAGTCCTATTGTACCGTTATTGTTACAAGGTATTGTTGAATACTCCTCATTACCTAACAGAGAAAGCCTATTACAGCAACTTCAGCAGCTAACACAGCCTAATCCTGAGCAACAACAGGTACAACAACAGGCTGCACAGCTTCAATTAGCGGATGCACAGGCAACAGTGCAGGAAAAACAAGCTAGAGCACAGAAAGCTGCTGCTGAGGCTCAGAAAGCCGTTGTAGAGGCTCAATTAATGCCTGAAGAAACCAGAGCAAAGATTGTTAATGCAGCCACTCAGAACCTTCCTAACAACGATGACACAGCACAGCGTGAGTTTGAACGTAGAATTAAGATTGCTGAGTTGATGTTGAAGGAAGAAGACATCAAGAGTAACGAAAACATAGCTAAGATGCAGATGGAGGCTAAAAAGCAAGTAGATAAGCAATTCAGTGACGCTCTTGGTGAGTGATCATGGATGAGGAAAAGCTACTACAGCTTGCCGCTGTTGTTGGTAAACTCAAAAAGAAAGTAAGTGAGTTAGATACCAAAGCAGAAACCATTACTAAATTAGAAGGACCACAAGGTCCAAGAGGTGAAAAAGGTAATCCTGGTAAAGATGGTTTACCTGGGAAAGATGGTAGAGATGGTGTTGATGGTAAGGATGGTAAAGACGGTAAGGATGGTAAGCAAGGTAAAGATGGTGTATCGGTTGTTGATGCTTACATAGACCTTGATAACTCTCTTGTTCTTAAGTTATCAAATGGTATTGAAGTTAGTGCTGGTGAGTTACCTCAGACAGGTAAATCAAAAGACAACATCTACATCCAGAACACACAGCAGTTTGCTCTAGATGGTTTACCTGATGCCTCTGAAGATCCTGTACCAGAGTATTTCGTAGTAAGACAAGACGGACAGTGGAAGAAAGCATCCTTTACTTATCTCTTAGGTTGGTTAAGTGTTTCGAACATTATTGCTACCGAGAATGGCGATTTCCTCACCACAGAAGCTGGTGATTATATTATCATGGAGTAGACATGGCTGACGTAAAGATCTCAGCTCTATCGAATGCAAGTGCTTTAGCTGGCACTGAAGTTGTGCCTATTGTACAAAGTGGTAATACTGTAAAGACAACGCTTAGTAGTATTGCTGCCTTGTCAGGTAACGGTACAGTTACTTCAGTGGGTATGACTGTACCGACAGGATTAAGTGTTAGTGGGTCTCCTATTACGACTAGTGGAACCTTAGCAGTATCGTTATCTTCTGGCTATAGTATTCCTACCACAGCAAAGCAAACAGAATGGGATACTGCTTATGGTTGGGGTAATCATGCTTCAGCAGGTTATGCGTCAACATCAGGTTCCTATGCTAACCCAGCATGGATTACTTCGCTAGCTTGGTCAAAGATTACATCAACACCAACAAGTATAAGTGGTTATGGTATTACTGATGCTGTAAATACGTCAAGGACTATCACTGCTGGTACAGGCTTAAGTGGTGGTGGTGATTTGTCCGTTAATAGAACTTTAGACCTTGCTGATACAGCAGTAACTGCTGGTAGCTACACCAATGCAAACATCACTGTTGATGCTCAAGGACGTATTACATCAGCTGCTAATGGTACAGGCGGTGGCGGTGGTACAACAACTTACGCAGCTACGTTTGATAATAGCGGATCAGGAGCAGCTTCAGGAACTACATTTGATGGTTCAGTAGCAAGAACAATTAGCTACAACACTATAGGATCACCATCAATAACAGGAACCAATGCTACAGGTACGTGGAGTATTGATGTACTAGGTAGTGCAGGATCAGCAACTAACTTGCTTGGTGGCGCTGCTAATCGTATTGCTTACCAAAGTGGATCAAATACAACAACATTTATTACCGCACCAACAACATCGGATACTTATTTGAAATGGAGTGGCTCTGCTTTTACATGGGCTGCTGTATCTGGTGGTACAGGCGGTGGAAGCCCTAATTTAGATGGCGGTACACCAAGTAGTAGCTACTTAGCTGTCGATCCTATTGACGGAGGAACACCATAATGCCAGTTCAGGTACAACTCAGGCGTGGCTCAACATCTGATTGGTCTACAGCCAATCCAACACTAGCGGCTGGTGAGGTAGGTGTTGATACATCGTTAACTAAATTCAAAGTAGGTAATGGCTCTACAGCTTGGAATAGCTTAGGCTATGCCACACTTACGTTTCAAGGTGCTTACGCAAGCGGTACAACGTACTATCCTAATGATGTTGTAACTTATAGTGGCTCTACTTACATTTGTATTCTTCAGAGTACAGGTAACGTACCTACTAATACAACCTATTGGTCTGTACTTGCTTCTAAAGGAAGCGATGGAACTGTAACATTAGATACAGCACAGACGCTTACCAATAAGACAATATCGGCCAGCAACAACACGCTGACCGGACCTGATGGTACTACGCAAGTAGGCTACTTAAGCGCACCGCAGAATAGCCAATCAGGATCGACTTACACGCTTGTCTTAGGCGATGCTGGCGATCACGTTTATTTCACTGGTGGATCTACTGCAACACTGACAGTACCGACTAATTCATCAGTAGCGTTTCCTACAGGTACAACTATCCTAGTTCTCAACAACAACAGCGGCAACCTTACGATCTCTGGTGCTGGTGTAACGTTTCAGTTAGCCAACGGAACCACAGGCAA